CAAGTGGGCCTCGTTGGAGTGCAAGAGATCTGCGGGAGCCAAGAGGCAGCCGAATCAGGAGTATTATGTGGGAAGGATGAATGACATGTCCTTCTCTCGTTTTGTCTCTCCTGAGAATAAGGATGAAGTGTTAGATGAACTTCAACAGACTTTTACTGGAGGTAAGTCTCTATGAACTTTAATCGACACCCGAACCTTGAAGGCCAGCACGCCTTTCTTGGTGCCAGCAATTATCACTGGCTCAACTATGACGAGGAGAAGGTCATGGACGCCTATGCCAAATGGCGGGCGGCCCAAAGAGGAACCACGCTCCACGCATTCGCAGCCCAGTGCATTAAACTCGGGCAGAAGTTGCCCAGATCGCAGAAGACCCTGAACATGTATGTCAATGATGCCATCGGCTATAAGATGACACCGGAGCAGATTCTGTACTATTCGCCGAACTGCTTTGGCACTGCTGACGCAATTATATTTCGGGACAACTTTCTGCGCATCCATGATCTGAAAACTGGTGAGAACCCGGCCAAGATCGAACAGCTCATGATCTACGCTGCGCTGTTCTGTTTAGAGTACGGCATCAAGCCAAGCGAGATTGAGATGGAGCTCCGCATCTATCAGAACGATCAGGTGCTCTGCCACAATGCAACCGTGGAAGATATTTTCCCGATCATGGACCGCATCGTCACATTCGACAAAGTCATAAACCATATCAAAGAACAGGAGGGGTAAGGCATGAATCCGGTACAGGAAGACATCCTGATGCACTACGGTGTTAAGCGACGCTCGGGACGCTATCCTTGGGGTTCAGGAGAAAACCCCTTCCAGCATGGCGGCGACCTGTTAAGCCGTGTCGAGGAACTTGAAGCTCAGGGCAAATCTCAAGTTGAAATTGCGCAAGAGCTCAAGATGACAACCACTGACCTGCGGACACAGATCAGAGTTGCCAAACATGAGCGGCGAATGGTTCTGGCTGACCAGGCGAAGTCTCTTCGAGAAGAAGGCAAGACCCTGGATGAGATCGCCAAGATTATGGGCTACAATAACGATTCCTCGGTTCGTGCCCTGCTCAACGAAAACACCGCCACCAACAAGAACAAAGCTTGGCAGACAGCAGAGGTTCTGAAGAAAGAGCTTGCTGAGAAAGGTGCCTTGGATGTCGGTACTGGTGCTGAGCGAGAGCTCGGTGTTTCCACCGGCGTCCTGAACGAAGCCTTGTTCATCCTCGAAACAGAGGGTTACAACCGTTATGGTGTTGGCGTTCCCCAGGTCAACGACCCCAAGAAGCGCACCATCACCCCGGTCATCTCGATTGCTGACATCGACCAGGCAGACTGCTACAAGAATCTGGATATTATCAAGTCAGTTGGTGACTACCATACCACTGATGGCGGCGAGTCCTGGGACAAGCGGGAGTACCCGGCAAGTATCAGTTCTGATCGAGTTCAGATCTGCTATGGAGATGAGGGCGGCAGATTGAAGGACGGCGTCATTGAGATCCGTCGCGGTGTTGCTGATCTTGACCTTGGTGATTCCCACTATGCACAGGTGCGAATCATGGTCGACGGTACTCACTACCTTAAGGGAATGGCCATGTACTCTGATGACATCCCTGATGGGGTGGACATCGTGTTCAACACCAACAAAGAGTCCGGAACGCCGAAGGAAAAGGTACTTAAGCCCATCCATGATGACCCTGACAATCCCTTCGGGGCCTACATCAAGGCCGATGGTCAGAGCCACTACACGGACTCTGATGGCACCGTGAAACTTTCAGCCATCAACAAGCTGAAAGAAGAGGGCGACTGGGACAACATGAGTAAGAACCTGTCCTCCCAGTTCCTTTCCAAGCAACCCCTCAAGTTGATTCAGACCCAGCTCGATCTGACCTATGCCGATGCGGCTGATGAATATTCCGAGATCTGTGCATTGACCAACCCCACCGTGAAGAAGAAGCTGCTGATGGACTTCGCCGATGAATGCGACTCCGCAGTGGTTCACCTGAAAGCGGCGGCCCTCCCCCGGCAGAGCACACAGGTTATTCTGCCGTTGACCAAGATCAATGAGAATGAGATCTATGCCCCCAACTATCGCAATGGCGAGAAGGTGGCATTGGTTCGTTACCCCCACGGGGGGACCTTTGAGATTCCCATTCTCACTGTCAACAACAAGAACAAGTCGGCAATCGATATCCTTGGCCCTAACATTAGGGACGCCGTGGGCATCAATGCCAAGGTCGCAGAGCGTCTCTCTGGAGCAGACTTCGATGGCGACCAAGTTGTGGTCGTCCCCACCGGGGGTAAGGTCAACATTAAGAGCACCCCGGAGCTGGAGGGGCTGAAGGGGTTTGATGCTAAAACGGAATACTCCACCGAGGGTAAGACGGGTATCCGGCTCCTCTCCAAGGAGGCCACCCAGATTGAAATGGGCAAGATCTCCAACCTCATTACAGACATGACCTTGAAAGGTGCTCCTGAAAGCGACCTTGTCAAAGCAGTTAAGCATAGCATGGTTGTTATCGACGCCGCCAAGCATAAGCTCGACTACAAGAGGTCTGAACAGGAGAACGACATCGCTACCCTTCGTAAGAAGTGGCAGGGGTACACGGATGAGAATGGTAAGGAGCACGGTGGTGCTTCCACCCTCCTGTCCCGTCGCAAACAGGATGTAGAGGTGCCTGAGCGGCAAGGTAGTGGCCGTATCGATAAGACCACCGGCCAGATCGTCTATAAAGAGTCTGGAAGAACTTACATCGATCCGAAGAATGGCAAGACTGTCGAAGCTAAGACCAAAGTCAAGCTGCTGGAAAACACTGCCGACATCCGAACCATCTCTTCCGGAACCTTGGTTGAGGACGCCTATGCCGACTATGCAAACCGTATGAAGGCCCTGGCCAATCAGGCAAGGCTTGAGTATGTTGCAACGCCGACTTTGGCTCGTTCTGCGAGCGCTGCAAAAGCTTATCAGCCTGAAGTCGAGCGTCTGACTTCGGCCTTGAAACAAGCTCAGCTCAACGCTCCTCGTGAAAGAGAAGCACAGCGAATTGCAAATGCTCGTGTCAAGTCGAAGATTGAGTCCAACAACATCACCGACAAAGATGAAATCTCCAAACTTCGTCGTGCTGCAATTAGCGAAGCAAGAACCGAAACAGGAGCAAGCGGAAAAGACAATCGGATTTCGATTACCGATGGTGAATGGGAAGCGATCCAAGCTGGAGCTATCTCTGACACCACCTTGAAAGAGATCCTCCGTTATGCCGACCCTGACAATGTTCGGGAGCGTGCAACGCCGAGAGCGACAACCGAAGTTACTGATGCTCGAAAGAACAGAATCAAAGCAATGGCAAACTCTGGTCACACCAATGCTGAAATTGCTGATGCTTTAGGAATTTCTCCTTCTTCTGTTTCGAGAGTTCTCAAGGAATGAAAGGAAGTGAGAGCAAATGGCGCAGTGCGCATTGACTACCGTCGATAATCCCTACAACCCCCTCACCCAGTTTGACGCATGGTACAGGTATGATGAGGGAAAAGGCTATCATTCGTGCGCCTATTTGGCCCGTATAGCCCGTACTTCCGATCAGCTCTCCCCTGCTGAGAACGAGCAAGAGATTGAACGAGCCATCGACGACATCATCAAATACGACCCCCTTGGTATCTATAAGAAAGTGAAGGCTGAAATCAAGGAGAAACCCTCCGCCTCCGCATAGAGGGGCTTTGCCCCACGCGAAAAATAGGAACAGAACTGCTTTAGTTGAACTGTTTCTATTGCCATTTGGCTGAAAATTATCATTGCTACCCAGCAAATAGGCTTCAGAACCATAAAGGCATAGGGGGGTTGCTAAAATGGCACCCCCTCTGCATCGCGGCGGTCTTTGAAAATTCTCCGGGGGAAGATTTTTGAAAAACAGGCTGGTTTCGGGGCGGCATTTGAACGAGCCCACAAGGCAAATATTGGCCGGAAAAGGTCTTTTTCTCACTCTGTTCATGTCGGGCACCTCCGGGCTCGCTGGTCGGCAACAGTTGGCCAGTCAAAGCATTCATGGTTGTGGGTTTTTCTCCCCTTCACCGACCAATGCTTATGCGGGCTCCTTCAAGTGTCGTCCCAAAACTATGCCTAAACCCGCCCCAAAATACAGCAGCCAGTCGCAAAACTACATGAGAGGAGGCGGCATTGTGGCGAAAGCTGCAAAGGATTCTGGTGGACGGAGTCCAAGGGCTCATCGGCCCGCTTCGACACCAGAGGCCAGAGAGAACCAGTTGATATCGATGGCCGTCGACCTCATTGAGAAACGGCTGCTGGAAGGAACAGCATCTTCTCAAGAGGTCACGACAATTCTCAAGCTTGGAACTACGAAGGCCAGGTTAGAGAATGAGCGACTTGCCAAAGAGGTTGAGCTTGTTCAGGCAAAGACCGAGGCCTACAAGTCCGGTGCTCGAATGGACGAGCTTTACCAAAAGGCCATGAAAGCATTTAAGCGTTATAGTGGCCAACCCGATGATGAAGGAGATCCTGACGACTATGAGTATTAAATGTTACTCCGAGTTAGTTCTTCTCCCGACCTTCCGGGATAGATACGAATACCTTCGATTGAACGGGGCCGTTGGCAAAGAGACCTTTGGTTTCGATCGATATATGAACCAATTCTTTTACCGCTCTCCAGAATGGAGGCGTGTGAGAGATCAGGTTATTGCAAGAGACGAAGGTTGCGATCTTGGTATTCCTGGAAGGGAGATATTACGCAGGCCAATCATCCATCATATGAACCCGATCAGTCCAGAGGACATTCGAGATCGGATGGACATGATCTTGGACCCCGAGTATCTCATCACCACAATTCACGAAACACATCTCGCAATTCACTATGGCGACGAGCACATCCTGCTCCAAGAGCCAGTCGAGCGACGGCCAAACGACACTTGTCCTTGGCGCCGCTAACCCGCAGGTCTTCTTTTTGACTTGCGGGATTTTTAATACCTACAAAAGGAGGAGACTGAAATGCAAAGCTATCTCAAGAACCATGATGGCCAACCCAATGCAACCCCCAATACCAAGGAGGAAACTGAGGCCAAGGTCGAAGTCAATGATGCTGCTGAGAGTACAGAATCGGCCGCTCCTGTTGAAGAGACCGAGACCATCGAGGAAGCCGCCAAGCCCGAGACAACCGGTGTTGTTACCGACTGCCTGAAGCTCAATGTTCGGGAAGCACCCTCCACTGACGCCAAGATTCTGGCAGAGATCCAGGCCCTTTCCGAGGTTAAGGTCAACTTGGATGAGTCCACGGACACTTTCTATAAGATTTGCAACGCCGCCGGCATCCAGGGCTTCTGCATGAAGAAGTACATCGCCCTTCGCGGCTGAGGAGGACAAGTCTATGGAGATCACCGAGAGTATCCTGACTTCCATCAAGAAACTGTTGGGCATCGACTCGGCATACACACACTTTGATGCTGACCTCGTCATGCACATCAATAGTGTGTTTTCGATCCTGACACAAATGGGTGTTGGGCCGACCAATGGTTTCTCCATTGCCGACGCAACGGCAACATGGGCTGACTTCATCCCCAATGACCAGAAGGTGTTTTCGATGGTGAAGTCCTATGTTTACCTCAAGGTTCGACTGCTATTTGACCCTCCACAGAGTTCCGCTGCCATCGAGTCTATTAACAGGCAGATCAGCGAATTCGAGTGGCGGCTTTTCGTTGCAGCCGATCCTGTGTCTTGAGTCTCAGGAAAGGAGGAACCGATATGGATTCTTCGGAACTTTATCACTATGGCATCAAAGGCCAGAAGTGGGGCGTCCGCCGCTACCAGAATGCGGATGGTAGTTTGACAGAAGCCGGCGAAGCTCGCTATAACCGCGATAAGCGGGAGAATGCGGCAAAGAAGAAAGAAAACCGAATCACCATCGAAGGGCCAGATCCGCAGCGCTGGGTCAGAGAAGATACAGAGCGGACTAAGCAAACGGTAGATGCTTTCTCGAATCTGAACAAAGAATTTCAGAAGTTGGAGAAAGACACATCTCCGAAATCTTCGTCCACCGTCAAGAAGATGGACCTCTCTCAAATGAGCGACAAGGAGATGCGAGACAAGATCAACCGTGAGCTTCTCGAACAGCAGTACACCAAGCTCTTTTCTGAGGTGGAGCAGACTAAAGTTTCAACCGGTCGGCAGGTTTGCCGAGATGTCCTTGACACAACTGGATCGGTCCTTGCCATTGCAAGCTCTGCTTTGGGAATTGCTTTGGCCATCAACCAGTTAAAGGGTGAATGAGGTGAGCATTTATGGAATTGTCTCACCACGGCATCCTAAACCAAAAGTGGGGTGTTCGGCATGGCCCGCCTTATCCCCTCAGCGGAGGAGACTACAGCTCTGCGGAGCGGAAAGCAATTTCCAACAAGCGAAAGAGCGGCAACAGCATCTACAACAAGAAGCACTTTGACGAGGTCCTGAAAGCGGACAAAACGACTTTGAGCACGCTGTCCTATGACAGGGACCGAACCAAAGATACCGACATGTTCTATGCCACCCACACAGTCCTCGACAAGCATCAGTATAATGCTTTGTTTAACCGGGCAATTCCTCAGACTGTTTACGACGATGATGGAAATGCAATCGGAACTGGCACATTTATGAAGTATCGGATCAACAACACGATCAAGAGCGACATGAAGGTTGCCAGCGAGGACTCCGGTGCCGACATCTTTATGAGCCTCTATAAGAAAGACCGGGACTTCTACAACTTCGTTACCGATGAAGATAGAATGCAAAGCTACTTCGTCTCTGACAAGTATAAGTTCAAGGGCTATCGAGAGGCCAGGGATGTTTTGCAGAAGATGCAGCAGGATGGCTACACGCCGACCTCAGAAGAGCTTCAGACCGTGTATCGGATGTTCAACTATGTCATTCCTTATGATGGCGCAGGCGATGCTCGAAAGGGCAACGATGTGACCACACAGCGGACGAAGTTCTTCAACGCTTGCAAAGAAGCTGGGTATGGCGCTGTCCTCGATACCAATGGTGCTATCTATGGCGGGTTCAAGGCAACATCGCCGGTCATTGTCTTCGACATGGAGCAAGTCGTCCCCAAGGATACCTACCGCACTACCCTTACCGAGCAGAAGTTCTCAGACCTTGTATTGGTCGGTAGAAAAGTGCTCGGCTTGTAAAGGGGTGAGTAAATGCTATCAAACACTGCCACCCCAAAGTATTACGGAGCCTTCCGTGATGCAGTTCTCCGTGGAGAGATCCCCGTCAACAAGGAAATCTCTATGGAGATGAACCGGATCGATGATCTGATCGCTGACCCCATGTACTACTACGATGACATGGCTGTTGAAGGTTGGATCGCGTTCTGTGAGGAAGAGCTTACCCTGACCGATGGGTCAGACTTTCACATGCTGGACAGCTTCAAGCTCTGGGGCGAGGAAGTGTTTGGTTGGTACTACTTCGAGACCCGGTCTGTCTATGAGCCCAACAAAGATGGGCATGGAGGCCGCTATGTCACGAAGAAGATCAAGAAGCGTTTGATTAACAAGCAATACCTGATTGTAGGAAGAGGCGCAGCGAAATCGCTATACGACACTTGCATCCAGGCATACGGGCTTGTTATTGACGGCGATACGACCCACCAGATTACAACTGCCCCGACCATGAAGCAGGCTGAAGAGGTTATCAATCCCCTGAAGACTGCCATCACCAGAGCAAGAGGTCCTGTGTTCCAGTTTATGACCGAGGGTTCTATCCAAAACACGACCGGCAACATTGCCAACCGGGTGAAGCTGGCCTCTACAAAGAAGGGCATCGAGAACTTCATCACCAGTTCATTCATCGAGATTCGAGCTATGTCAGTCGATAAGCTCCAGGGTCTACGATGCAAGACGGCCACCGTCGATGAGTGGCTTTCCTCTGCTGATGCCAGAGAGGATGTCATCGGTGCCATTGAGCAAGGTGCATCCAAATTGGATGACTACCTGATCGTTGCTACCAGCTCTGAGGGCACTGTCCGAAATGGAGCAGGCGACACAATCAAAATGGAGCTTATGAACATTCTGCAAGGTGTTGGTCGGCCTATGCCCCAGGTCTCGATCTGGTGGTACAAGCTGGACTCCGTTGAGGAAGTTGCTTATCCGGAGATGTGGGTCAAAGCCAACCCCAACATTGGCAAAACTGTAACCTATGATACCTACCAGAAGGATGTAGACCGCGCTGAAACAGCTCCGGCTACACGAAACGATATGTTGGCGAAGAGGTTTGGTCTTCCTATGGAGGGCTATACCTATTACTTCACTTATGAGGAAACACTTCCTCACCGCCGGCAGAAGTTCTGGCAGATGCCCTGTGCGCTTGGTTGTGACCTTTCGCAGGGAGATGACTTCTGCTCCTTCACATTCCTGTTCCCTCTTCGAGATGGTGCGTTTGGTGTTAAAACCCGAAACTACATCACCTCGCTGACATTAAACAAGCTGCCGGCCGCCATGCGCCTCAAGTACGAGGACTTCATGGAGGAAGGGAGTTTGATTATCATGGAGGGAACAGTCCTCGACATGATGCAAGTCTATGAAGACCTGGACGACCACATCGTCAACTGCGGCTATGATGTACGAGCGCTCGGCTATGACCCCTACAATGCAAAGGAGTTCGTTGAACGCTGGGCATCTGAGAATGGGCCGTATGGAATCGAGAAAGTCATCCAAGGTGCAAAGACCGAGTCTGTCCCCCTCGGCGAGCTCAAGAAGCTCTCTGAGGAAGGACTGCTTATCTTTGACGAGCAGCTCGTTTCCTTTGCCATGGGCAACTGTATCACAATCGAGGACACTAATGGCAACCGGAAGCTGATGAAGAAGCGATCTGAGCAGAAGATCGATGCAGTCGCTGCTATGATGGATGCCTACATCGCTTACAAACACAATCCGGATGCATTTGAATGAAAGGAGGAGCACTTTTGGATCAACATGATACTCTCATCCATTACGGTATTCTTGGTCAGAAGTGGGGCGTCCGCCGCTACCAGAATGAGGACGGAACCCTGACGGAAGCTGGCCGAGCCCGTTTGGACAAGAAGGATACCAAGTGGGCCGAAAAGAACAGTGACAAGATCACTGACAAGGCTCGCAAGAAGTCTGAGAAGGAGCTGAACAAGTATGCGAATGCTCTTTTACAGACACCCGGGGCTTTCAACAAGAATGGGAAGCTGAGTTCTGCCGCCATCACGGCATACAACCAGAAGATGTCGGAACTGATGACCGAAAAGGTCTCCGACCTTCGTTCTCCATCCGGAAAGGTAGTCAAGTTCGTAGCCAAGCGCGGCGAAGTTGGCGTCATGATGGCGCTGGCCGATGAGGGCTATGACATGAGCCAGCTCAACAAGGGCGTTTGGGCTTCCGGAAGAGTTGCTTATAAGAAGACCGTTCTTGAAAAGGTCTGAGAAGAGGTGACGCTTATGGAGGATGAACTTTACCATCACGGAATTAAAGGCCAGAAGTGGGGTGTCCGTCGTTACCAGAATCCTGATGGTACCTGGACAACTGCCGGAAAAGAGCGGTATGGAGATGACAGCTCCGACAACTCTAAAAGTTTTGAAACCGGCAAGTCAAAGAGCGGCACAGCGAAGAAGGTTGCCACTGGGGTAGCTGTCACAGCGGCCGCCGTTGCCGGGGTCGCTCTTACCGCCTATCTGGTCAAGAAGTATGGCAATAAGGATGTTGCTTCTGTTGCTGATATGGCATCAACGGGAAAAGATGCGTTCGCAGATGTTCTCAAGAATACTTCCGTGGCATCAACGCCAGTTAGCCATATTCAGATTTCGAAAGCCGAAGTATCCAAAGCGGTGGTACAGAAAGCTGAAGTTTCAAAGGCTGAGATTTCAAAAGCTGTCATTGATACAGCAGTTAAAACGGCTTCTTCTGTGGCGACCACAGCCAAAACCGCAGCCCAAAAATCTGAAACCGGATCTGCTGTGGAGAAAGCAGTCAAAACGGCTTCTTCTGCTGCAACGACTGCTAAGTCCGCGATTTCGGCCGTAACTGCAAAAACACCTGTTCGCGAGATTCCAAATACCTACGATTTCCAAACCTTAGCTGGGCAGAACGAAGACCTTCTAAAGAAAATGTACTCCGATTTGCTTGGCTAAACCTATCAACATAAAAAAAGGGGGGGGGCACGATGTTCCCTGATTACGAACCTCTTTCCTCGCCTCGGGATGCCTTGGCACATCACGGTATCAAAGGGCAAAAGTGGGGCATCCGTCGTTACCAGAATGCTGACGGAACATTGACAGAAGCTGGGAAAGAACGGTATGGAAAATCTGACTCCGATAATTCCGAACAGAGCAAGTCAAAGACTGCAAAGAAAGTAGTCATTGGCGTAGGTGTAACGGCCGCTGTTATTTCTGGAGCTGTTGCAGCAACTTATCTGGTTAAGAAGTACGGCAATAAGGATGTCGCTTCTGTTGCTGATATGGCGTCGACGGGAAAGGATGCGCTCAACGGCATTCTCAAAGATACTTCTGTATCTTCGGCTTCTGCTGACAGTATTGGAACGCTGAAACATGATTTCCAGAAATCTTTTGAAGCATTGATGGACATTCAGGATGAAGCCCGGGCTGGAAAACTGACAGAAGCAAAATGTAAAGAACGCTTTGCCGCATACGTCAAAGAGTATGGTGACGATATGATAGTACCAAATAAGATTGGCGAACTCAAAAATCAACCTGCCAGTGACGAAAAAATGAAAAAACTGCTTTACACCATAGAGCGCGGTGGAACTTCTGAGGAAACATTTGTAGAGTTGGCTAAAACAGCCCGAGAACTGCGAAACAAAAAGATTGCTAAGACCACTGCAAAAGTTGCTGTGCCTGTCGCAGGAGCAGCTATTACCACTCATCTCGTGAATAAAGCGCGGGCTACACCGTCGGATAAGAGCAATTTATCCGACAATAAAAAACGTTGACTTCATCTAAGGAGGTGATGATTGCCGAATGGAAATGTCATTTGGCACTCGGTTGAGACATGCCTGGAATGCATTCACATCGACTGACCCATTGGGCGGAGCGAGATGGGACCTTGGCCCAAGCTATTCCTATCGCCCGGACCGGCCAATTTTCAGCCGAGGAAATGAGCGTTCCATTATCACCTCGGTTTACAACCGCATCGCATTGGATGTAGCGGCTATCTCCATTCAGCATGTTCGCCTGGATGAGGATGGTCGCTTTACTTCTGTCGTCAAAAGCAGTTTGAATGATTGCTTTTCCTTAGAGTCCAACATTGACCAAACAGGAAGAGCATTTGTTCAAGACATTGTCATGTCCATGCTGGACGAAGGATGCGTTGCGATCGTCCCCATTGATACGGACATTGATCCGGAGAACGGCTCGTTCAAGATCGAAACGATGCGAACCGGTAAGATTCTGGATTGGTACCCGCAGCATGTCAAGGTGCATGTCTACAACGAGCTCACGGGTAAGAAGGAAGACATCATTGTGCCAAAAAGCACAGTAGCCATTGTGGAGAATCCCTTCTACTCCGTCATGAACGAACACAACTCCACAATGCAACGGTTGATTCGGAAGCTCAACATTCTCGATGCCATCGATGAACAGAGCGGCTCCGGAAAGCTCAACCTCATTATTCAGCTCCCTTATGTCATCAAGACAGAAGCGAGGCGTCAACAGGCTGAAAAACGCCGTAAAGATATCGAGGAACAACTTGCCAGTTCCAAGTTCGGTGTTGCGTATACCGATGGAACGGAACATGTCGTTCAGCTCAACCGACCCGTCGACAACAACCTGATGGACCAGATCGAGTATCTAACGAGTATGCTTTACAGCCAGTTAGGACTGACCCAGAGCATCATGGATGGATCTGCCGACGACAAGACGATGCTGAACTACATGACTCGAACTGTCGAACCGATTGTTTCGGCCATCGTTGACGAAATGAAGAGGAAGTTCCTCACAAAGACCGCTCGGTCACAGAAGCAGTCGATCATGTTCTTCAGAGATCCGTTCAAGCTGGTTCCTGTGGGTGAGATTGCTGAGATCTCTGACAAGATGACTCGCAACGAGATTATGACCTCGAACGAGATCAGATCGAAGATCGGCATGACACCGTCGACGGACCCGAAGGCGGACGAGCTCAGGAACAGCAACTTGAGTGCGCCAAAAGAGGAATCGACCAAACAAACCAACTCA